TACGATGCTTATGTCGAAGCCGAAGGAATAGCATATTTAGCAGAACACTCAAGGAACGCAATGTTAGAGCAACTAGCAGCAAATGCAGGCGACGTAATGTATATGTATGAAGATATAGATACTTTCTTAGCTGATGTTGTAAGTACGGTGATGGCTTACGAGATGAACCAAGAAGAGGCACAAAGGTTTGCAGTTGAGGCACTTGAGCGAGGCGGGGCAATGCAAGAGCTAATGAGGCTAGATATCGAGTTAGATTTAAGTGATTATTATTATGACGGAGATACCAAGCTGGGAGAGTGAGCAAGGATTACCAGACAACTTGCAATATGTCAGACATTTAGGAAGTAGGAGCTATTATGAATCGTTTGTATGGGATGGATCGCACCTTAGGATCATGGACAGCGAGTTTGCAGACATAGGCGAACAACTTGATGAAGGCATATACGAAAATGCTTTAGAACACATCTCAGGGCTTGCAGAAAGGTTTAATGACAAGACAAGATTTTTACATGTTAGGCAAGACCACGAGGAATGGTTTGACGAATCACCAGACAACGCAACGTTTAAGCTTGTAGAGGGGCATGGGAATGTTAAAATAATGGCAAGTTGGTTAGTTGACAATGGTTTTCATAACGATAATGGAATTTGGAAACTTAATATATAAAATACGTATAAATATATCAGAAATATTCTACATAATAGCTGAGTGGATAAACCCATACGATGACATAGGGACATTAGGAAGGCCAACGGATGAGTTAGACGACGCAAGAAGTGGGTCATATAAGATTAATGGGGGGGAATATGAATAAAGAAAAGAAGTGCGCAATATGTAAAGAGGTCAAACCGATAGGCGAGTTTAATATCAAGCGTAATGAGTCTGATGGTTTGAATTATTATTGCAGGAAGTGTCAAGGCAAATATCAAAGAGAGCGTAGAAAGGCAAACAAAAACAAAGACAGTTTTTATCATAAATTATTAGCTAAACGTGATCAACAAGCACGCTAAAGGACAACGCACAGAGAGAAAAGCAAGAGATTTATTAGAAAGTTTAGGATACATAACAGACGTTAAGAACTGGTCAAGGTATCAGGCCAAAGACTTTTTTAATATGTTTGACATAATAGCGATATTAGGATCAGTAGTCAGACTAATCCAAATCAAAAGCAACGCAAGTGATTTTTACAAAGCCCGCAAAGAGATCAAAGCATGGATGAAAGAGAAGAACATCAAAGTACCCTGTGAAATATGGTTGTACGAAGGCAAGAAAGACCGACAAGACAAGTGGAGGATAGAGGAACTCTAGACATTACGACGTCTACTCACACACAAAACATAGTATTCATATAGGTAATTGATATATTATTATAAGGAATCCAACACATTACGACCTCCCCTTAATAAACCCCTCGTACTCTTGTCGTGGTTGCGTCTTTAACTTATTTAAGTTCCTAAGGTCTAATGAGGGTAACTCATTGAGCCTTGAGGGGTCCAGCACTTAGTGCTATCCGCTTTAAAAAGCGTCTAAATTCACATACCTTGATACTCTAGTTTAATTTATAAAAAAAGTATAACACCAATGTCAAGTGTGGTATTATTAGCAAAATGGAAGACATTGTTTTTTTGGTTGATCGCATAGACATTCGTACACGCAAATCTGATGATGCCGTTATTATTGTAATGGAGACTGGCGAGTATGAAGTTGATAATATTGCAGAGCTTTTCAAGTTATCCAAGGACGTGGTATATAAAATTACAGTAGAAGAAGAGGATGATAAATAACGTTAAGGCGAACAAGTCACCTAAAAGGCTTCCTTTACCGGAGAAAAGAGAGGCTGCAAAGGCAATGAAAAAACAAGGGTACACGTATTCTGACATTGCGGAATGGCTTGGTATAGGTTTAAGCACGGCTAAGCGTTACATGAATATTGAAACACCGGAAGACTTAGCTGACTTTGAGACTGAGTTTAATAAAGTCATTAAGTTGATGAAGTACGAAGGTATTGGACAGGTACACAAGAAGTTAAACGAGCTTGTACCAAAGGAGAAAAAGATAGATCAGGTAGTAAAGGCTGGTGAATTTTTTGAAGGTAAGACACAGCATCAGACAAATTTACAGGTAAACATGGGGGTTGAATTCATACAAGATGGCGATACAAGTTAAACTAACAAAATGGCAGATAGAGGTTGCCAATGATCCACATAGGTTCAGGATAATTTGTGCTGGTCGGCGTGCTGGAAAATCCGTAGTAAGTAGAATGATTGTTTTAAAGTGGGCAACTGAGCAGCCTGGGTTATATTGGATTATATCGCCGTCATACAAGCAGGCAAAGATGATTCACTGGCGTAATATACAGAATGAGATACCCAAGGAGTGGATAGCCAAGAAGAACGAGGTTGAGTTATCGTTTACATTAAAGAATGGGTCTATTATTGAGTTAAAGGGTGCTGAGAACCCTGATTCGTTAAGAGGTGTTAAGTTACGCGGGTTGGTAGTTGATGAGATAGCCAGCATCCGTAATTGGGATTGGTTGTGGGATGAAGTGTTACGGGCAACGTTAACAGACTATGCAGCGCCTGTGATATTCATATCGACACCTAAAGGTTATAATCATTTTCACGAGTTATATTTAAAAGGGCAGAACGAAGGGGATTACAAGTCATGGCGGTTTACGAGTTACGACAATCCCTATATATCTGCGAAGGAGATAGACAATGCTAAGAAGGATCTTACCGAAGACACGTTTGCGCAGGAGTATATGGCAGATTTTAGGAAGTATACGGGGTTGGTGTACAAGGAGTTTGAAAGAGACATACACGTTATTAAGCCATTCGATATACCAGAGACGTGGTCGATTTATAGAGCATTTGATTTTGGTAGTACCAATCCTACTGTATGCATTTGGGTGGCTATTGATACGGATGATAATTGTTTTATTGTGGATGAGCACTACAGATCGGGGGAAACAATTGATTTTCACGCTGGTGTGGTTAACGCTAACCCTCTTAGTAATAAAGTGGTGGCGACTTATGGGGATCCTTCAGGAGCGCAATGGATACAAGAATTCGCTAAAAGAGGCATATATATTACTCCAGCGAATAAGGAAACGGGTACAAGCCTTAGTAATTGGGTAAGGTTTAAGATAGAAAAGGTTGCAGAACGCATCAGGCCAATACCTGGCCATGTTGTCGAGCATGTTCCGCCTCGTGAGAGCCTTCCTAGGCTATTTGTTTTTGATAGATGTACTGAGGGGATACGGGAATTCGAGACTTACCGATGGCAAGAGAAATCAGTAACAAGGGCGCAAGATCTTAACGAACCCGACGTACCAGAGAAAGCCAATGATCATTTGATGGACGCTTTATCGTATTTCATGGTAAGTTATAAGAAGCAGGAGGTTATAGATGTACCACCTCAATGGAGTGACAAGCAATGGAACATCGGAAATTAAAACATGACTGAAACTGAAAGCAACATTGCAAAGTATACGGCGTTAGTTAAGAGTCTTGATCCTGATTTATACATGATTAAGATTGCATTGCAGGAGACAAGGGTAAACCCTGATGTTATTCCAGCGATAATACGCAACATAGGAAACATTGCACATGGCACAGGATTTGGTAATGTTAAGATATCAATATCTGATAGAATTATTGAGCAGATATCAGCGGTGGAGTCTGAACTTGTCAAAGAGCCAGCTTTACTGTTAGAATGAGATAGAAGAGGACTCTACAAAAGTTAAAAACTATTGAGCCACGACCAACACTCGTGGCTTTTTTAATTGTTATGGCAGAATTAAAACCGGTAGGAACAACAAAAGAGCGAGAATTATTTACTGAGGTTATCAGACACTACGAGGTAGCCAAAGAAGATTTAGAGAAACGTATTATTGATTTTGATAAAGCTGACGTGTTGTTCAGATCACACATAGAAGAGTCAGGATGGCCATACAGTTCCACAATTTTTGATCCAAGAATATTCACAGCTATATTTGAGAAGTCGGCCAGACTGTTTGCCAAGAAGCCAAGAGGCAGGATGGTACCACGTGAAGGTGGCGACACAATAGGCGCACAGATAAACAATGAGTTGCTTTCATTCCAATGGGATGATAACGAGCGGTCAGGTGCTGAACCCATGTTAGCTAAGTGGGCTACTATGGATATGAACGCACGCAAGTATGGAGCATCTTTTGCTATTGCCAAATGGAAATATGAGACAAGGGTCAAGCGTGATAAAAAAGATGATCAAAAAGGTAAGAAGCAAGTATTCTTTGATGGCCCTGATTTCACACCGATAGTCAACAGAGATTGTCTACCCAATCCATCATATTCAACTATAAAGAATTGGTTTCAGTACAGGGATTACACAACGGTGCAAGAACTCAAAGAGGTTAATGATGCAGCGAGGTCAAAGCCTGTATACAAAAACCTTGATATATTAAGGCAGAAGGTTAAAGAAGATAAAAGTGGTGGAGATACAAGAGAATCAAATTATCTATCAAAGAACAAGTCTATCAGCAATCTCACAGATTACTTAGGGCGTGACGAGGTGTTTAAGACGTTTGAAATAATTACTGAGTATCGTAATGATAGGTGGATTACGTTTGCACCTAAGCATGGTGTAATAATTAGGGACATACCTAATCCGTATGACCACGGACAGATACCAGTTATATTACTCAAGTATTACCCAATAGATGATGACTTATATGGATTATCCGAGATTGAACCAGTAGCGAAGTTACAAAGGGCTACTAACGCACTATGGTCTCAGTATGTAGATGCAATCAACATGAGTTTATATGCACCGTTAAAGGTGCGCACAACTGGGGTACAGATGCACACATTGGAATTTGGGCCTGGCAAGAAGTGGCTAATGAATGATCCAAGCTCTGATGTAATGACTCACGATCAAAGTCCTACAGGGGTTACTGAATTCTCAACCACATACAGATTGCTTGTAAGTGCAATGCAAGAAGGGCTAGGTGAAACTAGCGCTATTACTTCTGGTGCATTACCTGGTGCGTCTGATAAGACAGCTACAGAGGTAAAGGACACAGCCACGCAAAGGTTAGCGAGGGATAACTTCAATCAGATATTCTTATCAGAGTCCATGAAGAAGCAGATGATGTTCTGGCACAAGATGAACCAACAGTTCCTTTTCAAGGATGAAGACGAGCATGTAAAGGTGATAAGGATAGTAGGCAAAGACGCTATCAGGTATTTTGAGAAGGCTGGCTTAGGTGGTAAGACGATTGATGACCAGTTGCTGGCTGATTTCTCTTCTGAGGAGTTAGATGGATTAAACCTAAACCCCGAAGAGTTTGCCACTGATAGATTCCCAGTTGAAGTTGAAGGAGAGATATTGCCTAAATTTGCAGTTGATGAGCTAGGAGAGATGGGGCATTTGCTAGTAGAGAAAGAAGACTTATCAGGTTCATATGATTACATACCAGACGTACAGAGTATGTCTATACCAGATGAAGCACAGATGCTTGGCATTAAGAGGCAATTAGTTGAGATAGTACAGAACCCAGTAGTACAAGGTTCGTTGGCTCAAGAAGGATACAGAATCAACATGAAAGAGTTGATGGAAGATTTCTTTGAATCAGCGGGGCTTAAAGATGCAGATAAATATTTTGAAAGGAGCGAACAAAATGGAGCTAACCAAGGAGGAGGAGCTGGCATTGGAGGAGTCCAACCTGGTGTTGGAGGTGGCGCAGAGCAGGGGATGGCAGGAAGTGTTCAAGCCAATGTTGGAGCGCAAGGCCCACAACAGTTGGGTGGACCCCAGGGAGTCCAGCAACAAAGATGATTTCCTGTACCAGTATACAGTTGGCTGGGGCTGG